GAAGCTCTTGAATGCGCGGCGCATGAATGCGCGCCATATACAGCTTTAGCGATCCTTTGAGCGGCGCGACCTCGATTAGATCAATGTGGTTGGTGTTATAAACCTTGAAGCCAAATTCTTTTTCTAATTCTTGCCGCCATGTTCCTTGATACACTAGCTCATTAGATGCGTCTTTTAAGACGGCTGGATTTTGGTTAGCATATGCCAGCCAAATCATAAGAAGATCATATTTTAATGAGTTGAAACCGACTGTATAGAAATTGTGCATTACCCATGACAGCTTGTGCGGATTGAAGCTCAACCCGACACCGCTTTCAAATTTCAAAAACTTTCCATTGATCTTAAAATTGGCACAAAAATAGTTTGGATAGCTTTCCACGTCCACATAAGCGACGGCACCCACAGACGCCAATAATTCATCATCGCTGATGTATTCACGATGGATCGGCGGTCTAGGTTTGTACGGATTTAAATGAACCCGTTGCTTCGGCAGAACAACAATCCTGCCGTCGTCGTCAAAGTCAAAGTTCATTTTTCAATCATTTTGAAATATATCATAGTGACACCAGTGGCAATGTATCCTAACAATCCAAATAATAAACAAATCGGAAATAAATCCATTTCCTAATTCCTTCTCCCTGCAATAACACCGCGCATCTTGCCACCAAAGAAATAGTGCATCGGCCCATGCGGGCCATCAACAAACCAATCCGCCTTTTCCATCCACCCTTTTAAAAGGGCAAGCTGTTTAGCATTAAAGACAGGGCCGGGCGGCAACCCGGCTACCTCATAACTCGCTTGCTCGTCATTGCTTTTAATACAGCCGTCCGCAAAGCGAACAAGGCTTTCAGGCGCGAAGGGCGCGACGGCATCCAAGCCCACAAATAGCTCGGCAGGCACGTCTATCGGTTTGGTTTCGACATTCAATATTTGATTGATGTTAGGCCATTGATCCGCGAATAATTGCGTCTTAATCCAGTTGCCATCTTCAAACCAAAGCGTAACGCTCCCGCTGGAAAAGCCGAAACGTGATAACGTCTTTTCGGTTTTTAATAGATTGGCAAAGGATTTTGGAATTGCGAGATTTGTGGGCAAGTCTATGCCGTGCCAGTATTCCAGCATGACTTTTCCGTTGGTTCCGATTACGGATGGACCATTTAATAACACCGAACGGTTATAGACAAATTCTCCGCTTTCGTTGGCAAGTACGGAAGTTGCTTCGATTGCTTTTTTCAATTCATCATTGATAACGGCTATTGGTTCATCTGGTATTGCCCATGCCAGTTGTGCAACGTCAAGACAGGGGAGATTTGCTTTAAATTTGCCGGAACTAATTGCGATCCGATTGTTGTCCAATTGCGTAATCGAGTATTCGCTTTTGCAGCGTGATAGCGCCTCGATCAACAAGCGGTTGTTAGGGCAGGCGGTCAAATCTTCCTCAATCTTGTGACCGGCTGATAGAATGCCATTCGACGCCACGGCTTGCTTATTCGCCAAGATAACGTGCGTTTCCATTGGCGAGCCGGTGTCTTTGGTAATCAGCGAAAGAAACTTCAGGGCATTAAGAAGCCCTGAAGTCTGTTCGGATTGATTACGTTTTTTAGGACGCGGGGGCATTTTATTTACGCGCATTTGCCAGCTTCATCAACCAACGGCCAATCTGTCTCGGGCCTTTCCCCGCATTCAATATCCGCCGCTCGTTTACCTGCCCATTCGTTTACAAGCCTACAAAAATCAGGATCGCGGCCAAGCAATACAAATACAGGTTCATCCGGTAATGCTTTCGCATAACAATCAAACTTGCCGGGATTTTCTTTTGTACCCATTTCTCATTTCTCCTTATTCATCATTCGCCAAGTATTTTTCGGATCGGTTCTGAAACGTTTTGCAATTTGCCGGTAGCTCAACCCCCTTTCATTGCGCAGATACAACATACATTTTAAACGAAGCATTCGGAAGTGTTGGACGCCTTTTGATCGTGTGCGCATTAAAACGGTATTTGGTCTATATCTTCCCATTGCGGGCATCCGAACACGATAACTCTAGCAGGTGGTCGCATGTTAGCCAATATGCAAATTTCATCACGTTCGCGAAAATTTAAACAATTAACGCAAGACGTATAAATTAAATTTCGTTTCGCGACCGTCTCTAGCGCGCTTACGATTGCGGATTGCAAATCGTAATACGCATTTGTGCGAACATGCGGCTTTACTGCGGCCATACAACCCCCACCACTTCGGTCCCTCTACCTGCAAACTCTTTATAATATTTCTTTTCAGCTTCAAGTCTAGCCTTTATTGCATCTTCTTTGTTTTTAAAATTTCCCAAATTTACGATTTTATTTCTATATCTTATAGTCGATACCCAATACAATCTATCTTTTCTAAAATGTATCCCCTTTACTTTATTTTCTGATTTAGTCAGACGACGATTGAACTGATTTTCTGAAAAATCACATTTTCTTAAATTCTTTTTTCTGCAATCTAACCCATTTCCGTTTATGTGATCTGTTATTATATCAGGATTATGTAGTCACCATACAACTCCAACGACTTCAGGAAGATGGCGATTAACCCATACCTTGACCTTGATCGGATTGCGCAATTGTGTCTGCAATGCCAAAGCTTCAGCTACGGTCTTAGGTGGTTCGCTCTTATGCCGTCGCTTCCACCAATCATGCGCCTTGTGCATCGCATATCCCTTATGCTCGAAACAGACATATTCACTGAATGAGCGTAAGCCGGTGAAGTATGTAACCTTCATCATCGGCGGAGAATTAGGATTGCGCTTGCTCTTGTGCGGCGCATACGTCGTATATTGCACATCGAAATCTTCAATTTGCGGAAAGTCACCGCGTATCAGTTCATCGCCGCTCGCTTTAGCAAATATCTTAATTTTAAATTCAAATTCTTCGCCGCAATTGCAGCAAAAGCGGGCTGACGCATGATTGTAGGCACCACAAGAATTACAAATCTTAACCGGTGCATCGCCCTGCTTTTCGCCTTTCTTGCGCGGAATAACCGGATCATTGATCGGTCCTAAGCGCGGCGTGTTCTTGGCAAAGTCCAACACCAAACAGTTTTGCTTACCGTCTGCCGGTCTAGTTCCACGCCCTAACATTTGCACCCATAACGGTACGCTCAACGTCGGTCGCAACATTCCGATACAATCAATCCAGGGATGATTAAATCCGGTTGTCAGTTTTCCGTAATTGACAATCGCCCTTATTTCAAAATTTTTGAAAGCTTTGATTGCAACGTCGTTATCTTCACTAGGCTTCTTAGAATGCACCGACACGCACTCGATACCAAATGATTGCAACATTTCTGCAATGTGGTCGGCATGTTCAATTCCAGAAGCGAAGATAAGCCAACTGCGCCTATCGTGTGCAGCATCAACAAGTTCGCGTAAAGCTTTATGAGTAATTTCTTGCTTATCAACTGCGCCTTGTAATTGAGTTGCGATAAACTCGCCTTTAGCGATGCCCACATTTGAAATATCTAACTGTGTGTCGGTTCGCTTGGGAATGAGCGGCGAAAGAAAGCCTTCGGCAATGAGCCGGTTGAAGGCTTCCATGCCGGTTAAATCGTGCACAATGTCTGTGAACAACCCGCCATGCGTAATCCAGCCTTGGCCCATACGCCAAGGGGTTGCGGACATACCAATAATTTTAATATACGGATTGATTGCCTTCATTACCGAGAAAAATTTTTGATACATTGAAGCTTCATCTTGGTTGACCAAGTGTGCTTCATCCACAAAAGCAACATCGCGGTGTCCGAAGCTTGCCGCGTCTCGATACATGCTTTGAATGCCGCCGAAGATGACGGGAAACGAATTTTCCTTTCGCTTCAATCCTGCGCTATAGACACCGACCGGAGCGGTGGGCCATGCCGTTTGCAGCACTTCTAAATTCTGCTCGATTAGCTCTTTAACATGCGTCATCATTAGAAAGCGTTGCGTAGGCCAAATCTTCATTACATCGCGAATGAAGATAGCAGGCACAATGCTTTTTCCTGTGCCGGTCGGCCAGCACAATACCGGGTTTCCAGTATTGCCGCTTTGAAAATAATTCCAAAGCGAGTCCATACCTTCGGCTTGGTAGGATCGGAGTTGGATTGTCATTTTCTTAGGATCAAAGATAAATTGTCAAAAGCCGCTGCAAGTTTCTCTTTCGTAATAGGGCTAGTTAAAACAATCTGCAATTGATCTTCATTTGCAAATGTAATGCGAATATAAAGATTATTATTTTGTGTTGTGAGGTTGTAGTCGTAGCCGCTTTCTAAATTAATAACATTCATTTCCTATTTCCCAAATTGATGCAAGATTGCTTGCTTATCGGTCCACTTTTCAGGCACTAGAAAATAATACAAATGATCTTTATTGAACGAAAATACAGCTATACGATAGATATGATATTGTGAGGCTATGGCTGTTGTAGGATTTTTAACAAATTCATCCAAATCTAACAATGCTGATTTTCTTTCTTCAGGAATTTTAATGTGATCGCCAATTTTATATTCTCTAATACCAGAAATATGCACGACAAATCCATCGCGCGGTCCACCTATACATTTTAGATATTCTTGATTGCTATAAATTGACACTGGTATGCCCCTCGCATCCATGTTTGATTGCATCTTCCGGTATGACCGCTTTCCAACGATTACAGTACCATTGTCCGTTTTCTACAGGATCAGAAAGCTTACAAGATCGACAATTGACTTCTACCGGTTCGTTGCGATGGCAGATACCGATAAAATCACAATACTTGCAATCAAAGTAGCTCGGATTTTCGGCTATCCTTGCTGGCGGTGTTTTTGAATTGATAATGTCACCGGCTCGCAATTCTTGCTGCGCGCCTAGCTTCCAATCGAGTTCAACTATTTGTGGGCACAAGTCGCTGTCGTTCTTGTTTTCGATTAGATAAAGTCCGTATCTCAAATTGTATTTGTAGCCGTATTGGCTCATTTGTGCGTAATGGCGCGGCTTGGCCTTTTCGACGCCTTGCGCGCCGACATTGGTAAATCCAGCACCTGTGCCGTTTGTTTTAAATTCATTTAGGAATATTAAATTTTCGGATAGCTCATAGCGTTCCGGCGCTTTGCACATTCCGTCCAATGAACCGCCGTAATGTCCGTTGTGACCGGAAATGCGGAATTGAGGACGTTTTAATCCTTGGGCTTTG